ATATACATTTACATGTGACGTAGAAACTTTTGATTCTTCATTTTTAAATACTAAAGTATTGACAGATTTTACTTTTTCTGGATCTAAAGGATCTAAGTATATTGAGTGTAATGGATTCTCTGGAAATCCTGCAACTGAATTAGTTCCTGGAGATTTGCTACAATTTACCGACACCGCCAATAATGTCATTCGTGTAATTGTACAAAGAATAGATTTACCAGAGGGTTTGGTCAAAGCTAGAATTTATTTTGATAATGTTTTACAAAACAATGTTGCAAATACTAGCGTAATTAGAGTAAGACCAAATATTGGGAATGCAGCAAAATCTACTCTACTTATTCCAACATCAGCAAAGTATTTAAGTAAAATTGTACAGGATCCAGAAAATTCTGAAATTTCTTATTTCTTTAGAAGAGATTTTGTGACTATTGCTTCTACAAGCGGAGGTAATATTACATTTGCTGCTCAACTTCCTTATGGAACTCAACGTTTTGCTCCATTCTCAAAAGAAAATTTTATTCTAACAGTATTAGATAAAAAATCTTCAACTACCGTATCAAATGGTGATATTATTTTTCTAAAAGATAGTCAAGTTACTATACAAAATTCGATAATTTCTGAAACTGGCGGGGTTACTGCTGGTAGTGTCATTATTAATTTGCCGAGTAGTTTCTTTGGAACAACTTCAAACTTCCCTGTATTGAAATTAACGGCAACTGTAGAAGTTTTAAAAGCAAGACCAAGATTAAAAACTTTCTATGAAAACAAGAGAGTGTTAATTATAACACCAGGAGATAAAGTTATTCCATTAAGAGGAATTGATGTTGATTCAAGTAGTGATGAAGTTATATCATATTCTGATGTTACAAAAATTAGATATATTTACGAAGGAACCTCGCAAACACCTCCTGTAGTTTCTTCAACTGGAGAACTAGTAACTGGTACAGATGTTACTGATAAATTCACATTTGATGATGGTCAGCGAGATACTTTTTATGATGTTTCTCGTTTAGTTTTAAAACCTGGATACGAAACTCCTACAGGACAGTTAATTGTTGCTTTTGATTACTTTGAACATTCTCAGGGGGATTTTTGTACCGTAGATTCTTATGTGCATGAGTCTGGTGTTTCTATTTCTGATATACCTAATTTTAATTCTGCTGTTTTAGGAAAAATTTCTCTTAGAGATGTATTTGATTTTAGACCAAAAGTAGATTCAACTGCTATAATTAGTGGTTATCAAGATACTTCTATTTTATCAGTTACTGATTTTAATAGTTTTACAAAGTCGTCTGGAGTAGTATCAAATTCTCCAGCTGCAGATTCTAATTTATCTTACACTATTTCATATTCCGCATCACAATTTTTAGATAGAATTGATGGTATTTTCTTAGATAAGAAAGGAACGTTTATTATAAAGGAAGGCAATTCTTCTTTGAATCCAACAAAACCAGCAGATGTTGATGATGCAATCCCTCTATATTATTTTTACATTCCTGCATATACCGCAAAAGCAGAAGATGTAAAAATTATAGTCGTTGATAACAAACGTTATACTATGCGAGATATTGCTAAATTAGAAAAACGTGTAGAAAGATTAGAGAACTATACGTTGCTTAGCGTATTAGAACAACAAGCTTTGAATATGCAAATCAAAGATGAAGTTGGTTTAGATAGATTTAAGAGTGGTTTTGTAGTAGATAATTTTGAAAATCATGGAGTTGGTAATGTTAGATCTCTTGATTATAGGTGTTCTGTAGATACTCAACAATCTTCAGTAAGACCACTATCAAATGAAGCTTCGCTTAGACTAACAGAAGTAAGTGTTAATGATGATCAAAGAAGTTTAAATAATTATAGAAGAACAAATCAAATTATTACTTTACCTTACACTGATCTAGTTTTTGCAAAAAATCCATTTGCTACTAAAAAATTATCTGTAAATCCTTTTGTTGTTCTTCAATATGTTGGAGATGCACGTTTAACACCAAATTTAGACAAATGGTTTGATCAAAAGCAAAAACCATTAGTGCTAGATAATGATAGCAAAGTATTTACTGCATTCTATGCTAAAAGCGATTCGAGAGAAGCATACGCTAGTTTACATAATAATTTCATTGTTAATTGGATAGGAACAAATAGAGTATTTTATAACACAACTTCTTTAAGTAATGTATCAAGTACTATTGCTACTACCTCAACCACAAATGCGTCAACTTCTAGTATTTCTAATATTAGTCCACAAAATAATCAATTAGCACAAAATGTTCCTTCTAAATCAGTAGGATCTAATACAGTATCTAATGCTTTACAGCAATTCTGTAGATCAGTACCAGTATTTTTCACACTAACTAGAATGAAACCATTTACGAAGTTATATTCGTTTATGGATAAGCAATCTATTGATCGTTGGGTTATTCAAGATTTTAGATATACTGGAGTTCCTGGTAACTCACTAAGCACATTTAATAGTGGCATCGTTACTGATGCAAATGGTAATGCTAGTGGAATGATTTTAATTCCATCTGGTTATGCTCCCCAAACAGGATCAGCATGGACTGGAAATATTCAAGATGTACAATATGATGAAACTGTTTCGGTATTTTTTACCACAGGAATTAAAAATATTAAATTTACTTCAAGTCAAGAGGGATTAATTGATAGTAGTGTGGATTCTTACACTGAAATTAATTATTATGTTACTGGATCATTGCCAGAACAACCTTCTTCCATTATTTCTACAACTCCTGCGATTTTGAAATCTCAAGAGGGTATTCAATATGTTGAAAGCACCAGAGCACAAGTCAAACCAAATCCATTATCACAATCATTCAAAATTGAGAAGTTTCCTGGTGGATTATTTTTAACTGGAGTCGATCTTTTCTTTAATACAAAGAGTTCTACTATTCCAATTAAAGTTTATCTAACGAATATAGAAAGTGGAAAACCAGGAAAATATGTTGTACCAGGAAGCGAGTCAGTATTAAATCCAGATACTTATATTAGAGTATACACTAATGGTACATTAAATGTAATACAAGGAGAAAATTGTACTGGAGTTACTTCTGGAGCTGTTGGACCAATTAAAGAAATATATGATAGGAATAATATAGTTTTGATTCCTTCAACTACTGGATCATATACATTAACTAATGATCAAGTGTATACTATAGTATTAAGTAATCATAATGGAAAATCATTTGTTGCAAATGAAGAATTAAGATTCCCATCTTTAACTACTTATAATGCTGCACAAAATACAAATCTTCGTGCTACCATTGCAAGAAATTCAGGTAGATTAACTGAACTAAAAGTCAATAATCTTGGATCGGGATATGATGGAGCTACAATTACTGTAGAAAGTCCTCAATTGCCTGGAGGAGTTCAAGCAAGAGCAGTTTGTTCTGTATCATCTGGTAATATTTTTGCCGCAGATATATTGGTTGCTGGAAGTGGTTATACCGATCCTCCATCAATTATTATTAATGGTTCTGGAACTTCTGCTGCTGCTGCCTCTATCCAATCATATATTGAAATAGATACTCCAGCAGTAAGAATGGGTGTTGCTACAGATCCCACCAGTGGAACTGTTTTGAATTCAACAACTCCAACTAAATTTACTTTTGAATATCCAGTATACTTGCAAAATGAAACTGAATATGCTTTAGTAATTGAATCCGATTCTACTGATTATTCTCTATGGGCATCTAAACTTGGAGAAGTAGAGATTGCTTCTAATTCAGTGGTTACTGCTACTCCTTTATTAGGATCTGTATTTAAGTCACAAAACGTAGACACTTGGACAGAAGATTTACTAGAAGATATTAAGTTTACTCTATATCGCGCAGAGTTTGATATTTCTAGAGATGGTATTGTAGAACTATCAAACAAAACATTAGGATATGAAATGTTGGATGCCAATCCATTTGAAACAGACTCATTATCTGATACTACTGCTACATCTTCTCTCTATAAAAATAATAATAAAATTATTAAAGTAAATCATAGAATTAATGGTTTTGAAGATACTGGTAAATCATATGTAAGTTTTAAAAACTCAAATAGTTTTGGTGGTTTTGATAGTTCACAAATCAATAACGTATTATACCAAGTTAAAAATACAGGAACTAATTTTTACAATATTGTCGCAAGTACATTAGCATCATCAAACGCATTTGGAGGAGGATCTAAAGTTCTTGCTTCTTACAATAAAAAATATGAAAAACTTTTTGCTCAATTAGAATTCTTAAATTTCGCAGAAACAAAAATAAATGCTGAAGTAAAAACTACTAATATTTTACCAGTTGATGTTGATGTGATTAATTATGAATCTTATAGTCAAAGTGATTATGAAAAAACTTTCTTGAATGAGGAACATTTCTTCAACAACCAAAAAGTAGTTTGTTCTCGTATTAATGAATTAAAAAATCTAACATCATCTTCTAAAAATTCTTTACAATATAAACTATCTTTATCTTCCACAAAATCATATCTTTCACCAGTTATTGATTTGAGATCCGCAAACGTAATTTTAGTCAATAATGAAGTTGAAAAATGTGGGGGTAAAGAAGATAGATATGGTAGAAGAGATCAATTGCTTCAGTTCTATCCTGTTTATAAATTTACAGTTAATGGAACAAATGTTAATAATATTAATGCTGGCGATGCTGCAAATGTCAAATTAATTTCTGGTAATACATCTCAAGCACAAGCTGCTATCGTTAAGTTTGATTCTACAACTGCTGAACTTTATGTAAAAATGTTAACTGATACATTATTTACTCCTAGTGAATCATTAACTTTTGCTTCGCAACCATCATTAACTGGATTAACTATTGCTTCGACTGGATTAACCGATGTAACATTTAATATTCAAGCAAATTCAACTGTGACATCTGTAGACAAAACAGACACTACAAAATCTTACGATAATTTAATTAATGGTAAAGTGATTTCTTGGGATTCTAAGAGAAAAATTTTGAGAGTTGCTTGCAATAAACAACCAATTAATGATAACTATACTGCCGCAGCTTCTGTAGGTTCTGATTATGCTCGCATTTCTATTGCTAGTAGCACAGGTTCTCAAGGAAAAGATATTTTTAGGGTTGGTGATTTAGTTGGTTATGAAAATCAGTCTACTGATACTAAGTCGTTCTTAGAAGTAAAGAGCGTATCTTATGCAGATGGAGTACTATTTGTACCAGAAACTAATAATAATAGTTCTTCTTTAGCAAAATATCTTACCAAAGAAATAACTTTAGAAACTGCTGCTACATCAATTGATGTAAGATTAACTGCCAATATGTTTGAAGTAGATGATGTTCAAGTATTATATCGTGTGAATTATGCTACATCACAATATAATTTTGATGATTTATCATGGGAATTATTTAATGGCACTGGTAAACCAGATGTAGAAGTAATTCCATCTACTGATAATCTTATTGCTGGTTACATTGAAAATCAAAAAGCATATAAAGAATATAAGTATTCTGTAAATAATTTACAAGAATTTACTTCGTTTGCTGTGAAAATTGTGATGAGATCTTCAAATCCAGTATTTGTTCCTAAGATTCAAGATGTTCGTATTGTTGCTTCTTTCTGATAATGGATTATTCAAAAATTATAGAGCATGACAATCTAGTTAGAGATAACTCGACTGGAGCGGTTATAAATACTGATAAAAGTACATTTGAAGATATAAAAAGGATTCGTAGTAGTAATTGTTCCGTCAAACAATTACAGACAGATCTTGAAAGCTTAAAGCATGAATTGTCAGACATAAAAAATCTTCTAAGAGAATTAATAAGACATGGCGGTTAGAGAAGTATTAAAAACGTATACGTTTGAACAGCAACGTCAAGAAATTAATAATCTATCCAGCGATGTTGGAGATGCTAGTTCTCTTACGACCACATCAAAGGTACTGACACAAGCAATTAATGATATTGTTAGTGGATCTCAACAGTTAGTTAATGCAACACTAACAGGAGATCTAACAATTCAAGGTGGTGACATCTATCTTCAAGATGCAGCAACTGATGTTTTTATAAGAGATAATGTTCTTAATGCTCTTTTAATAACAGAGGGAGCAAATCCATATATTAGTGTGGATACTATAAATGGATCAGAACTTGTAACCATCCACAAAAATGCTTTAATTGGTGGAGATCTAACTGTTAATGGCGATATTACTTTTAGAGCTGGTCAAGGATCTGCAGGATCAATTACTCTAGGTGATGGTAATACCGATAATATTGTATTTGGTGCTGATGTAAATTCCAGTATTGTTCCAAACACAAACAATCTTTATAATTTAGGTTCATCTTCTCAGATTTGGTCTAGTATTTTTCTATCCACTATTTCTGGCGGAACAAATGCGGATATTACTATTGATCCCAATGGTACTGGAGATTTTATTTTTAAAGGTGGAGTAGGTCAGAACTTTATTATTAATGATGGCACTGTAGAAAAATTTAGAATTGAAAGTGAAACTGGAAGTGTTTTCTTTAGTGGTCCTATTAATGTTCCTGGTGGTATTGCTTTACAAGATAATACCGCAAACGCATTTACTATTACCGAAGGAACAAATTCATATTTTACAATTGACACTGTAGATAACGCAGAGAAAGTTACAGTTCACAAAAACTTAGATGTTCTCGGTGATCTTTATGTTGCTGGAAACGTAACTACTATTAATTCAACTACAGTTACGGTAGATGACAAAAACTTAGAACTTGGTTCTGTAGCAACTCCAACAGATATTACAGCCGATGGTGGCGGTATTACATTAAAAGCTGCTCAAGATAAAACGATTAAGTGGTTACAATCTACTAATTCTTGGGAATTTAATGTTCCTACGAGAATTGAAGATGGTTTAAAAATTTCCCAAAATGCAATTACAAATACTAATTCTACTGCTTCCGACATTACAATTACTCCAGGAACAGATAGAGTAGTCATTTTAGATACTCGTTCTGGTTTTGTTGTGCCAAAAGGAACTACTGCACAAAGACCAACAACTCCTATTGCTACGGATGGTCTTGTCAGATTCAATACTACTACTAATGAACTTGAAAGTTTTATTGGAAACGAATATGTTTCTATCACTGATCAATTTAGATTTGGTATTACTTCACCATCTTCATCATTAGGAAACAATGGAGATTTCTATTACGATAAAGTTCGTCAAGAATTTTACGGTCCTAAAGAAGGTGGATCTTGGCCAGCACCTGTTTGCTTAAAAGAAGATAAGTTAGATAATGTAATCTATGTTTCTAAAAATGGAAGTGATACTCTTTATGATGGATCAACTCCTGCAAAAGCATTTAAAACTATCAAGAAAGCAGCAGAAGCAGCAAGAGCAACTACAGGAAACACTACAATCAAAGTTGCATCTGGAGATTATTTTGAGGATAATCCCATTTATTTACCAAAAGGAACTACTCTAATTGGTGATAACTTGCGTGAAACATTGATTAGACCATTAAATCATGGCATAGACATGTTCTGGGTAACCAGCGGTTGCTATATCGCTCAGCTAGTTATGCGTGATAATTACGGCGATTCTAGCAATCCAGCAGATGCTTTACGTGGTTTAGGTACATTAAATGCTGGGGTGAATCCTTATATTAGTTCCACAACTTCTACATTTAATCTATTTCCTGGTCATAGTTTAAAAGATATAAGTGGAATCTACAAAGATGGCGCAAATATTCTTCAATATAGAAGAACAAACTTAATTACATATGCGTATGCACAATTAGTTGCTGGATATCCATCACTCGTCATTCCACCAACTAATTTCACTGGCACTTTAACACTAGGTAGTCCTGTAGTTACTGGTGTCAGCAGCACGGAAGGTTTGGAAGTTAGTGATGTCGTCACTGGCACTAATATTACTCCAGGAACTACTATTCTCTCAATTGATAGCGCATCTCAAATTACATTATCTGCTCCAGCAATAGCAGGAGAAAGTGCAGCTACGTTAAGTGTTCCTGGTGATGGCAAGTGTAAGAGAGATTTAGGATTAATTTTAGATGCTGTTATTCATGACTTGAAAGTTGGTGGTAATGTAAAATCTATTTTAGCAGGTGAGTCATATAGAGACGCAAATGGTAATTTGCAATATATCACAACAGAGTTTATTGAGACCAAGTATGCTATTGATCAATTAAGATTAGCAGCACGACAAGATGTTGCTGATGCTTCCATTATTGCCGAACCAGGATTTACAACTCAGTTTCCTGCAGTAACTGTTGGTGATTGCACCAATGTTCAAACCAATATTGACAACTTATTCGGTATTATTGTTTCTATTCTAGATGGAGCAGATAGTCCACAGTTTAATCCAGGTCCAGGTTATCTTTTAGTAGACCAAGAGTGGATGAGAGTAGATGATATTACTAATAATGTTGTTACTGTATCTACTAATGGAAGAGGTGTTCCTAATCCAGTCACAGGTGCGTCTTCAGTCGCAGCAGAGCATCCAAATGGTGCTGTAGTTACTCAGGGTGGCAGAATTTTTAGATATGCAGTTTCTTATCCAGATCAAGGCGGTATTAAGGGATCTGGAAGAATTACTTTACAGTCATCAACTTCAGTTGTTCAGGGTACAAATACTAAATTCTTTTCACAAGTTTTTGCTGGTGGATCTATTAAAGTAGGTAATACTTCTTATGTTATTTTATCAGTACAATCAGACACCCAATTAACACTTGCTACTGTTCCTTCATCATCGATCTCGTTAACAATTTATAAATTTATTCCACCAAAAGAAAGAATTTTCTTATCTCCATATATTCAAAACTGCTCTGTAATTTCTGTCTTAGGAGAAACATCCTATAATGCAAACACCAAAGCATATGATGCTACCAAAACAAGAGCGGGTGGTTTATTAATTGATGGTGCTAACTTGTTATCAGACACACCATTGAAGTCAATGGTTGCTGACGCCTTTACTCAAGTTGTTTTCAATTCTGTTGGGTTCCACCTCAAGAATGATGCATACTCTCAGTTAGTATCTGTGTTTGAAATTTTCGAGGATGTAGGCGTTCTTTGTGAATCTGGTGGTTATGCTTCTGTTACTAACTCAGCTACAAACTTCGGCAACGAAGGTCTAAAAGCGATTGGATTCAGTCCTGTAGCACTTCCATTCTATGCTAATGGTAGAGTTGCTGGTATCACCAACATTACAAAAACTTCTTTTGCTACCACTGCATCTGCAATTATCGGAACAAGTTTTAGTTCAGTATTGAGTGGAGCAAAAACTAGAGTTACCGTTAGAGTTTCTGCTAATGATATTAGTAAATTTGAAAGAGGTCAAATTATTAGTATCACTGGACACACAGCAACTCCAAATATCAATGGTACTGGTATAGAAATCGAAACTGTTAAATTCAGTGATAACTATTTCACATTTATTTTAAACACTGCATTCCTGCCACAATATGCTCCCCCATATGCAGGCGGTACATCTGGTAATGTTGTTATTACAAGTGGTTCTACTTACACCAAAGTTACAGCAATTAACTTCCAAAAGGCACCACTCGCAAACCAGATTGTAAAAATTGATCAGTTAGCTCCAACTCCAGATGGAGAATATATTGTTGATGAAGTATTTGTTTTCTCTCCTCCAGATCAAGGAAACACTTGCGAATTTAGTTTAGTACAGAAAGTTCCTAATGCAGACATCGGTTTAGTTCCTAATAATGCTGCTTGTGAATTGCGTACTCCTTCCAGTGTTAACAGTTCTGGTCATACTTTTGAATATGTTGGTTCTGGAACTAACTACATGGCTCTTCCCACAAATGGTGGTAGAGCAATTACATCAAAACAAAGTGTTGAAATTAATTCTGGTAAGTGTTATGTTTCTGCGACTGATCAGGATGGTAACTTTACAGTAGGTCCAAACTTTAATGTTGACCTAAGAACTGGTAAGGCAACATTTACGGGTGCTGTTGCTATCGGTATCCTCGATTCATTACAACTCAAAGGATCTCCTGGTACACCTATTTTTGCATTCTCAACAAATACAGATTTGGGTGGATCTGCTGGTAGATCTGATACCGTTCTTCCAACTCAAAAAGCAGTCAGAGATTTTATAGTAGATAAAGTCGGTAACTTCTTTGACTTGGATGTTGGTACTGTATCGCAACCTGGCGTTGTTGTTCAGTTAGATGGTACTGGTAAAATCAATAGAGACCAGATTCCACCCCAAGAACCATTCAATGTTTATGTTGTTGACACAGATGCAGAGCGTCTAGTAGATGCAATTCCAACATTATCTAAAACTGTTGTTTCTCATACTATTGGAAGTAATGTAATAACTATCAATAACTTGGTGGGAGTGGCGGTTGGATATGCTGTGACTGGCACAAATGTTCCCCCCAACGGACTGGTTGATGCAAAAATAGTATCTTTTGACACTCAAAATAATACTATTACTCTTGATGTTCCTGGCGCTAATTTTACATCTCAAATTAGCGGAACTATTACTATTAAAAATGCCACTCCACTAAAAGTTGGTGACTTCGTTGTACAAACAAATACTTCCAATCCACCTTCAAGATCATACATTCTTGCAAATCTACCAGCAACAGTAAATAATAACTGGCAGGTTATTTCGTCAGAACAAGTTGATGCGAGTCAAATTGTTTCTGGTATTGTATCTCCCTCACGCTTAGGTACAAGGATCTCTAACGAGAATACATTCCTTTCTGGTCTCAGTAAGTATGTGCCTCTTCCAAGAGGTGTTAGAGCGGTTCCTAATAGCATTTCAGGAACAAGTATTGTTACTCTTGGTAGTGATGGACCAATTTCAGTAAAAAGAACTGGCAGTTCTGTAAATATTTCTTCTGCTTTCTACACTAGTGGCGGTAGTCCTACCTTTACTTTCAATACATCAACTAATCATGGATTAGTTAATGGAAATTATGTTGAAGTAGATGGTGTTTCTCCAGGATCATACAATGGATACTATCAAGTTACAGTAATTGACGGAGACACATTTACTGTTCCAGCTGCGGTTAATCCTGGTGTTTATGTAACAGGAGGAACAGTTACTCAGGGCGAACCATACAGAACTGGTTTCTTAGACCTTGATGTGAATGTGGCTAAGTTTGCTTCTGGTCAATCTGCTGGAAGTAGCGAATACGGTGTTGCTAGTTTTGACTACAGCACATTTGAAATGCTTTCGTCTACTGGGTATTCAGTTACTCTAAGGGACAAAGGCGTAGCACTATCCAAGATTGAGAATATTGGTCCTCGTTCTATACTTGGTAATACTTTTTACACCGAACAAAACGTTGCTGAAGTACCACTAAGAGGATTTGCTGCAGAAATTTTTGAATATGAAACCACACCAAATGTAAGTGGATTGTGGGAAATTCAGGAACTAGTAACTAATAGAACTTTAGGAGAAAGACCACAACTTCAAATGGTTGTTGGTCAATCGATTAAATTTATTATGAAAGCTCAGAATGCTGGACATCCAATGTTCATTACTACAATTCCAGGTCAAACGGGAACTTTAGCAAATCCTCCAGCTTCCATTTATAACATTGGTATTACTAAATTTGTGAGCAGTGTTCAGAGCAATGGTTCTGGTGTAGAAGTTGGAGAATTAGTTGTTACCGTAACTCAAGATACTCCATCCGTTCTTTATTATCAAGATGGTTCTGATCCAAATAACTATGGTGTTATTAACATTACTAATTTTAGAGGATATACTGTAAATGTCTCACAAACATTCTCAACTATAGCACCTGTTGTAATTGATACTTTCTCAGCAAAAGATATCTATACAGCAAAATATCTTCTACAAATTCACAATAAGTATATTGGTCCTACTAATGTACAAAATCAAGAGACAAAGTATTTGCATTCTACAGAACTCATGATTGTTCACGATGGTGTAGATGTGATGATTAGTGAATATGGTACTTTATGGACAAAGAATTTGGGAGAATTTACAGCAACTCTTTCAAATAACATCGTGTCAGTTACATATACACCAACTCCTGTAAATGGTGTTCCTGCTGGAAATCCTGGAGGATTCTGGAGTGGTGTTACAGATGTTATTTCAAACACTATTAGATTAAGCAGAGATTTCTTAACATAAATAATGCGTATCGTAATTCTTTAATCACTTATGAATGCTGAAACTTTAAGGACCAATTTTAACAATCAACTAAAAGAAACTGAAGGTCAGATCGCTAAACTAAAAGGCGAGTTAGAAAAACTAGAAGAGTACAAACTAAAGTTACAAGGTGGACTAGAAACTTTAGAATTGTTGGCTGCTCAAGAAGGCGAAGAAGAAGCGGCGCCTACAGCAGAGTAAAAAAATAGACCCCTTGCGGGGTCTTTTTTTATCGGTTGAAATAACCTCTCGGGAATAGTTGCCCGAATCGTGGTCTACGTCCAGTTAGAATTCCAGGAACCGCAGTTCTATTTCCAGTAACGCTAAAAGCATCCAAATTAGCAATATTATAATTTGAGGAAAAAGATATATTATTTGATACTCTAGTGACTGAAGAAAATACAGGATTAATAAATCCTGTTGATGTTGTCTGTTTAAAAGCAATTGATTGATTTGAAAATGTTTCTGCAGTTGTTGGTTGTAATCCAGTTAAAGTGATGTCTGCCATTAGGTTGTCCTCGCTGCAAATACCATGCCAATGGAAGAATTATTATTAATATTGTCAAGACCATTTTGTGATGTTTGATATCCAGCAATTATGACTTCATAAATTTCTGATGGACTTACTGTAATTGTATCTCCTGGTCTAAATTCTGTCAATCCAGGACTTGTTGAAACTTGTAATAAAATATAATCATCTGGAATATAATATGGACATGGCATTAGTTGATTTGAAATCGGTATGCCTTTCATTGGTTTATAGTAATTTGCAGATGAAGATACTGATTTTAATCTATCTGCATAATTTAAAGAAGGAACTGCATTCGTAGCATTATCATATGTAGAATTTCTATAATATGTTATTACTTGCCCATCTTCCGTATTGTAGTAATCACCACTACTGGGATAATTCAATGTGTCAATATTAGATTGATATATTGATGATGGGAAAACGACATTTGATGTTGATGTATTTCTCAAATAACCAAAATTTGCTTCTCTTCCTAAAGAATATCCAGCAAGAGATGTTCCTTCATATTGAGAATAATTCCATCTAGAAGCAACTCGGTGATAAGTAATAATTCCTCTGCTTGAAGTCCCATACTGAGTATATCCACCATTCCACACATGATTTAAATCCCATATATTTGAACCAAAATTTGGTCCTTTATGTATAGAAAATGTTGCAAATGGAACTATTGCATTATTAATTGTTTGTGTAAATTGAATCACTGCAAAATTAGTATCTTGTGGTGATTGTGCTCGATATAATCTAATTGACAATGGATATGCAGTAGGAGTAGAAGTTGTTGCATAATCTAAATATGTAACATTATTATCGGCATTTGTAATAGTAGTAGTATATCCACCAATTTCCTGATAATCTAAACCTCTGTCACCTCCATAAACTCCATATTCATAATTTCCATTATCACTTACAGAATTAGTTCCCAATGTATTTAAGTTAGCCCAAACTGGACCAGAATTTAAATACATTCTGTAATTATTGCTATTAGAGAGACCAATTCCATAGTAAGTAGTTCCAAAAGTTTTAGTATTATCATTAACTATTTTTACTACACCAAAATATCCTTGAGGATGTTTTTGATACATGGTGCTGCCTGCGCCAAAATTAGTTGTTAAAATACTAGCAACACCTGTACCATTTGTTTGTTGATTAGTGGTTGCACTATTCACACCAAATACAATATCATTAGTTGTATCAGTACCACCAATTGCCGAACCTGGAATAGTAAATGAATCGTTTGCCGCCCATCCAGATCCAATACTTACGATACTAACTCCTGCTATTTTTCCCCTATCGCCGTAGTTGTCAGGAAAACGATATACACGTAATTTTAGTGACGATCTTCCGCCAGAAGCAGGAATGGTGTATTTCCAATATGGAAACCAAACAGTATAGTTATTGTTGTTTACTGATGGTAAAATTCTGATAAATCCTCTCATAGTAGGATTAGCAGAATTTCCGTAACCATATGATCTAGTTCCAGGATCTCCAGATCCAGCAACATCTTGAACATTTGGGTTTTCTGTTTCTGTTTGTGCCCATCCTCTTACTTGCCATGTAACAGAAGAAGTTCCTTGACCTGTCGGAAATACTTGATATGATTGTGCTTCGTAGTTTGTGGTATTTAATACTCTATTTGCTGCATATCCTGTCGAAGGACTATCTATCAAAAAGAAATTACCTCCACTTGTGGTATCATTAATTGTAAAATTAAGAGTATCTCCCATTTCAACATCAATTTGGTAATTATTATATAAAACATTAAATGCTCTCCTCAGTGGAATTGTATTCCAACTGCCAGAAGTAGATGCAATATTAATTGCAATTCCATTAGTAGCATCATCTAAAGTTGCTGCTAGTTTAATAGTAGTACTATCAACTTTAATTACATAATATGTGGTATTATTTACTAAAGGTGTAATACCACCAGACAAACTATCTGGATTCCAAACTACAGGATCTCCAGTTTGTAGTAAATGATTTGTTAATGTTAACGTATCATTAGCAGTACTAACTGAGCTAGTAAACCACTGTTCTAATAAATTGTAAGATGATGTACCATTGTTAGTAACATAAAAATATCTATTAATATTTGATCTTGTTGCAACTGCAGGACCACCACAATATTTCCAATTTACATCCCCAATACCTAGTTGTCCACTTGCTGCTGTTCTTCCTGGAGGAACACAATAAACAGGGACACCAGCAGTAGGACTACCGCCATTATAACCCAACTGACTAAATGCAGTTTCTAACGCATCCATCACATGTTGACGGGTCCAACCAGTGTTTCCGTTATTAACATTAATAACTGATTTAAAAATTGCCATTTTTTATTCTCCGATCTTTAATGCTGTTAGAGTAACTGTAATTGCGGTGGATGAAGTGCTTCTGTTTGTGACAGAAAGATAAATTGTAGTCGTTCTTGGGTTGTCATTATTAAAACCTAAGATTCCAGGACTGATTAATACTGTATTTGTAACACCATCAGTTCTGATTTCACTAATTACACCAGTGCCAGCAAGAGGGTCTTGTCCTTCACTTCTGGTAGCATCAGCATCTCTCGATGCATCATCTGTGTAAACACGAACCCATGCTTCTGCAGTGGTAGTAATTTTAAATAACGAATAGGCTTTGTATCCTGTAATATTTAGTTCTGCCGTTGCGTCAGGAGCGAGAGAAGCAGTAGTTCCTGTCAAATCTTGAATTGAAGGAACACTCGATGCTACCGAAGCACTAACAACTCCGTTGCCATCAATCGTTAAACCAGAACCAATCTTGATACCACCAAGAGTATTTGCTGTTGCAGCTGGTAGAGTGTATGATCCTGTATTAGCATCAAGCACTCCTGTTACTGGATTGATTGATAGGTTTGCACCTACTTTAATACCACCGAGTACAGATGCAGTTGCTATTGGTAATGTATATGCTGTTGGAATTGTTGGTTTATTTAAAATAAAATCAAGTGATGCACTGTTGGTTTGATTCCAATCTGCCTGAACAGGAGCAACACTACCAATTGTAATTCTCTTATTGCCAGAATCCCAATTAACTGTAGTGCCAGCACTTCCCGCAATTTCTACGCTATCTGTTAGTCCTGTACTTGGAACTAAATCGAGGAACGCATTATTGCTTGTCGTATTTCTTCCTTGAAAGTCATACGTTATAACTGTGCCTCCTCCACCACCACCACTTACAACTGTGTTAATTACTTTGTTTACACTATCATAAGTATAGGTAACCCCTACTTTACTACCATTAATTAACATCAATGCTGCAGCATCTTTTGCCATGCCGTCAGTGTATTGTGTTACTGTATTTGCGGGTGCTCTAAATGTAATTGTAGTTGCATTTGTTCTTTCAATCTGAAGTCCATCAGCTCCAGCAAAAGTGATGTCGGTGTTTGTAGTAGCAACCCCAATTTCTTGTAATCTTAATTTTACTTGGTTGCCAGTTGCAGTTTCTGTACTAAAATTATAAACTCTACCAGTTAAAGTTAATTCGTTGCTAACTCTGGATATTGTAATACCAGATGTTGCTCTAATAGTAACATCACTAGTGGCGCCACCTGAAGCAGACAATCTAATATTTTTTCTTTCTGCATTTTGCTGTGTTGTTCCTGCAGTATAATCTTCCACAGATGTTGAGTATGTCTGTTGGAAGTTTCCAATCAGCGTCTGAAGATCAGATGATGTTGAACTTGTTGTGGTAACAATTCTCTGATTTGTCCAACTACTATTATGAGAATAATATAAAGCACCACCAGATTCAGAATACGCTATAGCACCAGCATTTATTGAAGCAGTTGGAAATTCTGATAGTGATGCGTAGTAGAAAGGAATTAAATTACCAACTTTAGGAGCAGTAATTTTTCCATCATCACCTATAATTACCAACGAATTTTGAACTTCTAAACCATTAATTCCATTGAATCTTGCAATTGCTTTGTCAGTAGAAGTGATTGGACCAATCATGGTTCCGCTACCACCACCGCCACCAGATCCACCAGCAGATGCTGGTGCCCATTGAGTTCCATCCCATCGCAAAATGTTTCCTGTTACTGGAGTTGCTGTAGAAACATTGCTAAGATTTTGCAATAAAGATGGAATTGATGGTTTACCAGTGAGATCAGCATATGCTCCACTAAACAAAGTTGGTTTGTTTAGAATAGCAGCAACACCAGTAACAGCATTCCAATCCGATGAAACTTGCGCCGCTGGAATTGTAGGGCGATTTAAAAGATTGTTGTAGTTATTGTAGTCAGTAGGAACAGGAATATTAAAATAAGTATTACCATCATTAGTAAACTCCCAACGATCACTTGACTCATTCCAACGAAGTTCCGTATCAAGAGACGATCCTCTATTAACAACTACATTTGCATTTGATGTTGGTTGACCAACCACATTATCATTCAAAACAATTTGACTGTTTTGAATATTCAGAGTAGTTAAGTTATTAGTAGTAATAGTACCAGATACATTCAAGTTTCCAGTAATCGTGGCATTGCTAAAAGTGGGTGAGCTATTTTCCGATACAAAACTAATTGTTGACCATGTAGCACCTGCTCCAGTGCTTGTCAAGTATTGTCCAGCAACTCCAGTAGATCCATTAATTATTAAAGAACCCGTGCTCAATCCATTTGGAAATGATGGAGCTCCAGTTCCAGCAAGATTCGTAATAGTGTTTGTTAAAGTGCTAGCAGAAGAAACACCTGTATTAACAACTAATGATGAAAATGCCTCTGCTGCATTTTTTACTGCATAACCAGTAAGTAGTGGAGGGGTGTAAGTGAGAACGCCAGAATTGCTGTCGTATGCTAATGCTCCTGATCCAGATGCACCTTGCGTTGTGATACTTAAACTTGGTGGTGTTGATCCCCCTCCACCTCCACCAGTTGCTGATGCATTGACTCTTCCATTTGTCGCATCATAAGTAAAACTAATGCCACTGTGGTATCCGTTTACAAACAGATTTGCAGCAATTTTTTCAACGGTTGACCAAGGAAATTGGTTTGATGATGGCATTATATTTCCCTATATTTTTCCTAATAGATATTTATGTTTTCGGATTTTTTTTCTTATAAATAAACATAGAAAAATCTAGCGGAAGGGGAGAGTGAACCTTCATGGCAACGAATGCTAAGGCGTTCGTCGTAAAAAACGGCGTCGTCGTACAAAATCAGAATAAGTTAGAGTTGCAAGAATTATCAGTTAACGGTGATAATTCAGTAGCACTAAGAGCGCCAGCAAACCTTTCCGCTAGTTATACATTGACGCTACCATCTGATGATGGTGTAGATAGACAGGTGTTGCAAACGAATGGGTCGGGAGATCTATCGTGGGTAACACCTGTTTTCGTTGAAGATGTTTTGGCATTATCAATTGCATTAGGATAAGATGGCAACTAATACCTTTAGATCTAGAGTAAGTGCAGCCGTAGGAACAAGTTTTACATCTGTTTATACTGTTCCCGCAAATACAGCATCAATCATTATCGGAATGAACCTTGCTTGTGTAGCAACTTCTTCGATTGTTGCTGATGTTATTATTGATAAAGCATCTGGTGCTGATGCTAATTTAATCAAAAATATTCCCATTCCAACAGGATCTTCTTTTGAAGTTTTGTCGGGTCAAAAGATAGTGTTAGAAGTGGGAGACCAAGTTAGAGTGAGATGTGATACCGCTGGTGGCATGGATGTATTATTAAGCTTTTTAGAAATCACTAATTAATACGGAGTAACATGCCATACTTAGGTATAAGTCCTACGAGGACAGATAATAGAAAAATTGACACTCCACTACAAAGAGTTGGTGGTGGTGTTGGGTTCAACGGAGTAGCAACTCAATTTTATTTGACAATTGAGCAAGAACCAGTTTATCCAGATACTGAACTTCTTCTTCAAGCTGTACTAAATGGTGGTCAACTAAATCCAAAAGTTGATTTTACTATCGAAAGTAATGTAATTACTTTTGCTATTCCTCCTTCTCAGGGTGCTGTTTTCTTTGCAATTCTTGGAGATAGAATTTCTCTCAATAAACCAGGAACAGATACTGTTACTACAGTTAGTATTAAAGATAGTGCAGTAACTACAGCAAAGATTGCAGACAATGCAATTACAAGTGATAAGATTGCTCCAGGCACAGTAATTGCAGCTGATGTTGGTGATGGTGCAATTACTACCCTTAAACTTGATGGTACTGTTGGAGCTGAAGCAGTAACAACTGCCAAGATTAGAGATCTTAATGTTACAACTGTTAAACTTGCAGATTCGGCAGTAACAACTATTAAGCTTGCAGATGCTGCAGTTGATAACTTAAAATTAAAATCAAGTTCTACTGTAGATGCAGATAGAGCTGTAACAACTAATCATATTCGTGATTTGAATATCACAACTGCTAAATTAGCAGGTGGTGCAGTTGATGCATCCAAACTAAAAAGCAGTCCATTAGTAGATGCAGATAGAGCTGTAACAACTAATCATATTCGTGATTTAAATATCACTACAGAAAAACTGGCATCAGATTCTGTCACTGCAGACAAAGTTGCAACTGGAGCAATTAGTAATGCTAAAATTGCTAATGGATCAATTACCCCAGAAAAGTTAAACCTAACAGTTTTAACTGATCCAGCATCTCCTACTGATGGGCAATTAATTTTCAATACTTTCACCAACGCTCCAAAAATTTATAACCAATCAGAAACTAGATGGGAAGAAATTCTTACTCAATCTACTGCTGGTTCTTTGGTGGGTTGGACATTTCTTGCTGCTATTCCTACAAATATTTCTACATTTTCTGAAAGAAATACACAAGTATCTCCAGAAACTGTTGTCAATAATTATGCATTTAATTTAAATGCATTCATACCAAAACATGTTATTGTTTCAAATGGTGGAAAAATTTCATCTTCATCTGATTTGATTACTTGGTCAGCAAGAACATCAGGAACACCAAATAATATAAATTCGGTAAGTTGGGGGGGATCACTTTTCTTTGCTGGTGGTGATGCAAATACGATAATTACATCATCTAATGGAGATAGTTGGGCGTCTGCTTTTGGTCCTTTTCAAAATAGTTCAAATATTGTAAAAACTTTTGCAGCAAATGGAATTCAATTATTGGGAACTTCTGCAGGGGAAATTGCTTATGCATTAACTGGAGGAACTACATTTACATTATCAGGATCTCTATCATCCGAAATAACGTCTTTCGCATACAATAATAGTGTTTTTGTTGCTGGGGGAAGTACAGGTAACATTTCTTCGTCTGGAGATACTACTTTCTGGACATCAAGATTAAACGTTGGTGGATCTAAAAAAGTATATTTAGAATCATATGGTACTGGATTTATTGCAATAATTGATGATCAATTATCTAATGATGTCACTATCAAAACATCATCAAATGGATCTACGTGGGTAGATTATGTAATTAATCCCCCAAATTTAACTAGTATTAAATCATTCAAATATTTCCCAATTACCCAAGCTTATTTGGTTATGGATAACAATGGAAATACTTTAAGATCTTCCAATGGTAAAGATTGGGCGTTTTTCAATCAACCCGTATTTGAATTTGGAACTAGTATTTCTACAACTTCTTTGAATTATGCTAGTGTTGGCGGAAATGAATATTTTGTAATGACGGGCACAAAAAATGTTTCTGGCACTCTTTCTCCGTATTTTGTAACAGCAACATTTAATACTTTATCAAATCAACTAGAATCAAATAGAAATTATATTGTTGATACATCATATGGATTAGTCAGTGCTTCTCTACCAGTAAACCCAAAAATTGGAGATATCATTAGATTAGCCGATGGATCAAATACTTGGAGTACAGCAAACGCTGTTATAAATGCAAATACTAAGTCATTTTTAGTTAGTACAGGAGTTATCGATAACGCTTTAGTTCTCGATTATTCTGGTGCAAGCATTGATGTTGTATGGACAGGATCATACTGGAGGGTATACTAAAATGTCTATTAACTTAAGTAGTTTAATTAATGCAGGTAGTTCTTCTGCAGCGAACATATATGATTTTCATGCCTTAAAAAGAACCGCAGATGGCATGTTAGTTTATACTTTAGAAGATACATTATCAGCGGGAGTTATTGATGTCAGAAATGAACCAGTTGATAATTTATTTGCTACATTGAATGAAGATTATGTAGAAGCGGTGCCTGTTGGTAGAGACAAAAATAATATTAATGGTTTGGGCGATTTAAATAATGCCAATGATAAATACCAACAGTATAGATTTGAAAATAAAAAAGTGAGATATTTTATTGATGATGATGGTTATATGGTCGCACGATTAAATGCGAACTACACATACTCAGGTCCAAAATAATAGGAAATTAAAATGGCAGATTTCAGATTAGGTAGATTAAAATTTAATTGGAGAGGTGCTTGGACTGCTACCACAGCCTACGAAATTGATGATATCGTGAAGTTTGGGGGCAATACATATGTTTGTACTGCTAACCACACATCTGCCGCATCTGAAGCGGCATTTTATACTAATGATATTGCAGCATCTCCAACAAGATGGAATGTTCATGTTCCTGGTTACGAAGTAAAAGGAAACTGGGCAGCAACCACATTTTACAAACTAAATGACCTTGTTACTTATGGTAACACGATTTATGTTTGTACAACTCAACACACCTCCAGTAGCACATTTGATGCTACAAAATTCTCAATATATCTAGAAGGATTAAAGTTTGAGGATACTTGGAGTAATTCAACTGAATATCAAAAAGGAGATGTTGTATCCTATGGTGGATACACATTCACCGCAAAAACAATTAATACTAATGTTGTACCTGGATCAAGTCCAACTGATTGGGGTCTTTTAATTAAAGGTCTTTCTCCACAAGGAGCTTGGTCAGGAGCAACTGCATATAAGCCAGGTGATGTAGTTCAATATGGCGGTTCATTATATGTTGCAATAACTGCTAGCACAAATATAAAACCTTCGTCAGATGTAACAAAGTGGAACTTCATGCAAACGGGTCTCAAATGGAGAGGCACCTGGAGTGCAGTTACTGATTATAAGATTGGTGAAGTTGTATTTAAGAATGCTAGTGCATTTATAAATATCCAAGAATACACCGTTGCAGATGGTGGCGCAAGAGATCCAGAGGCAGCTCCTGCTTATTGGGAACTTTTTGCTCAAGGTGATAATACCACCAATGTTTCTGCTCAAATTGCTGCGGTTAAGGCGGCAGCTCTAACTTATTCGCTAACCTTCGGTTTCTAATTTAAAAGGAGAAGTAAACTAAAATGGCAAGAAAATTAGCATTTGACTACACATTTAACAAAGCTGCCCGTCAGATTGTATTAAATGGTAATGTCAACTTCAAAAGATTACTATTAATCAATAATGCAACCGCCAACACTGTTATTTACAACGTTGGTGATCCTGCACTAAAAGCTACATCTGTTAATTATAACCCATCAACAGACAAGACAACTGTTACTCTAAATTATGATACCACTGGAATGAGTGATAGTGATGTTCTTCAAATCTTCACCGAAGAGGATGGCGTAGAAATTAAACCAGTTGATACTCTTCTAGATCCTGTATCAAAATTCCGTGTATCGGAACCAAACACTCTGATCGATACCGATTTTGAGTATGGTCTACAAGCAACAAAATGGGAAACTCTAGAAAGAGTTAATAATATTCCAGGATATTATTCAATTGCAGGAGATACACCACTTTCTAATGTTTCAGATGTTACCACTAACGGCACTAAAATTGTAACGGTAACTTGTACATCACCTCATGGTCTAACAACTGGTATTCCTATTGATGTTCGTGGTCTTGACAGTATTACTGCTGAGGGCACATTCCTTGTTCGCAAAACAACTGATCTTACTTTTACTTACGAAACCAGATCGGTACAACCTGGATCACCATCCGTTCCAGTAAGTATTAGCACTGCGTATGTAACTGTTACGACAGGGCGTTTTTATGTACAAGCTCAAATTCCTTTTGATAACAGCACATCTGTAGATGAAGGTCCAGTTGTAACTAATGGCGCAAGCTCCAGTACTTTAACAGTAACTACTCCATATAAGCATGGTTTCAAAACCAATTCTCCTTTCTACTTAACAAATACTTTATCAAATTCTAAAGTACCATTTTCTGCTGGTTCAATTACTAATGGTGGTAGCGTAGAAGATAGAATCTCATATTCTTTGGATACTGGAAACTTTAACCCATACGAACCATTCCACGCTGGTACAAAACTTCGTGTGATTGATGCAACTGCTATTTCCGTACCAAACGATACTATTATTATTCCCAATCACGGGTTGGTAACTGGAGATCCTATTACATATCTCGGATCAACTGGGTCTCATCCCACAATTAATGCAGTAACAACAGGAAGATTTAATGTTGCTGCTGGTCAACTACCAATTTACAATATTGGTACTGGCGCCGCTGCATCATCATTTTTGTATGTGGTTGTCATTGACGCTGATACCATTAAATTAGCTACCAATCCACAAAATGCGTATAATGGCAATGTACTAATTGATTTCAATAATGCTGGTACTGGTAATTTAACTTTCTCGTTATTTAATTCCAGAGGTTATGAAATTCAGCAAAATATTAGCACAATTCAAACTGCAAGTGGTCAATCTGAAATTAAAGTTACCTTTAATGGAAGAACTAACAAGCAGATGCAGGTATATCCTGAGCGTCAAATTACTTTGAGTGATACTAATATTCCTGGTTTAGATGGCGTTTATGTAGTTAAATCGACTCCCGCAGCACCCGATTTTCTAAGTCAGAATTGGAGAGAAACTGACACCTTTTTCATTATGGAAGGACCATCGAGCAGCACTGGGGGAGAGTTTGTTAATCAAACTGTTTCAGCAACATATACATTGAATGGTAACGCTGCAGCAACCAATGTTATCTTAAGAACTAAAAATTACGAAAATACTTTTAGTCCTACAATTTCGGGGGCATCTGGTGCTACTTTAACTGTAAATACATTATCAAATCTTGGTGATGGAGATCTTCCAACTCGTGTTGGTTCTGTAGTTAGATTTACAAATGTAGGTTCTCTTACTGGTGTAACAGCAAATACAAATTATTTTGTTTCTGCAGTATCATCTACTTCCATCACATTATCGTCAACCAATCCATCTATTTCAGTAACTCCTGTTGTATTTGGCGGAACATCTGCTGGAGCTAGTATTAAAGTATTCCGTTCTGGTATTCGTGCTCAAATGCATGATGGAGCTTCATCTTGGATGAATCATACTCGTGCATCTGTTCATGATTGGTGTTCAATTACAGGTAAAATGTTTACCCGTGAGTGTGTATCTTCTAATAAAATTTTCATCAAAAATCATGGTTTGGCAGTAGGTACTCCAATTATATTTGTTGGAGGTGGTAATACTTGGACTGGAGGAACTACCCCACCAGTAGAAGCTGCTAACCAATCAATAATTTATTATGCTGATGTACCCAACAAAGATGAAATTTCTTTAAGGAATTCAGAAACTATAACTGGTTCTGGTCCTTATTCTGGATCAGCGAGTGGAACAGTTATTGATTTTTCTACTGCTAATACTTGGGCGGGAGGAATTTATCAACTACATCCAGGATTTGCTATTGGTAACTTCTCACAATCTGCTGGTGGCTCTGGTGGTGGACGAGATCGTGTTCTTGGATCTTATCCAAATTTACCCGCATATATGACAGAAGATGCTGAAATTATTCTAAAAAATGGAACTGGATCTACTCTTCCAGGCGGTGTTACACAAACTCCAAATACATATGCGGATTATCAAAAATATTATGCAAGAACTCTTGTAAATAGTGGTCCAATTTCATCTGCTTGTGAATTTTCAATTACTCTTGCTGAAGCTGGTTCACCAGTTCACTTTACTGGTAACGCAACTGTAGGTGCGGGTCGTTTTATCTGTTGCCGTATTTCTGAAAATAGATTCTCTAATAGTTTCTTCTTACCAAATCACGGTGGCATTGCTGGACAAAGAACAACTTATAGTATTTCTGGTTCTTTTACTAATGGCACTCGTGATGAACAAGCTACTTTCCCATCAACTGCAGGATTTCCTGGACCTCTGTTTGATTATGTAACTGACATTACTGGCGTTAACTGGCCTAGAGTCAACATGATTTTGACTCACCCAACGGGTACAATCACTAATTTAACTAGTACATCTCGTTATTATATGGTGCCAGTTACTGATGATATATTTAAAGTTCAACTTTATAGTACTTCAGTATTACCAACTGGTCAACCAACACAAAACTTGATCCCAACTTTGGCTGCTGCAGCTCAAGCAACTGATGCTACGGCTGGTCCATTAGGAACAACTCGTATGAAGTTTGCAAATCCATCTGTTGCTAATGCTAATGGAAATAGAATTTTTCTTCCTATAGAAAATCAAAAATTAGTAGAAGCAGATGTTGTTCGTTATGAATCTACAGGTAGTTCTGAAGTTGGCAGTGCTTATCCAAACGCTCCTGGATTGGTAAATGGTAATTTATATAATGTAAGAAATGTAAGTGATTTTTCTCCTCTATCTACTGGATTTTTCACTACAATCGATCATGATTCTGATGCTACTGTTTTAACTTTAAATACTACTGTTACTGGAGCTATTGAACCAGGAAACACCCTATGGACTGGTACATATCTAAATGAAAGAATGCTTGTCGTTTCAGTATCTGGTGATAAAATTACCGTAATTAGAGGATATGGCGGAACAACTGCTCAACCAATTCCTGCGGAAGTCACACTTTATAGAGTAAATGGAAGTTTCCAATTACAGGTTAGAGATAGTGCAATTCCTAGATCTTTTAGTGTTGCCAATACAGGTGCAAACGCAGGCACCGATACATGGAATATAACTAATCATGGATTAAGAATCGGAGAATCACTTCAAGTTTCTGGGCTTGCTACTGGTGGCAGAATTGATAATACAATTATTGGTGTTACCAATCAAGCGGCTAGTGCTCAAATTTACTATGCAATTCCAGTTGATGCGAATAACTTCCAAATAGCACACTCAAAAGCTGCTGCATTTGCTGGATTCCCAATTGATATCAATAACGCAGGTTCTGGTGGTACTTGGTCGTTTGTACAATATTATGATTCTGTTCCTCTTTCTTCTACTGCGTCTGGAATTCATAAGTTAATTAATGTTTCATCAACTGGAACAATTGATGGTGGATATGATGCTTCTTCTGTATCTGATTACAAAGTTACATTTAATCCAGGAACGAATATTCCCGCAAGATCCATTGTTTTTGATCCAGCAAAGAATGTAGATTTGACAACAGGATCATTCTACTATCAGGATCATGGATTAACTACTGGAACTAGAGTTGTTTATTCTAGAAATGGTAATAGTTTTGAAATTGGAAGATCATCTGGAACTACTCATCCACGTCAAGGATATAATGCATTATATGATTTATCAATTACTAGTATTACCTCAACAGGTACTCAAGTAACTTACAATTTCGCAACTCTACCTACTTCTCCATTTGATATCGTTCCAAATCAAACTATTACAGTTTCTGGTGTAACTGTTGGTGGTTCTACCAATAATGGTTATAATGGAACATTTAAAGTGGTTTCTTCTACAGTTTCTTCAGTTACTGTAAATAATACCACTACGGGTGCAAGTGCTGGAACCCGATTTGTTTCTGGAACATATTATGTAATTCGTAAAAATCTTGATATGTATCAACTTGCATACACTAAAGAAGATGCTCTTGCAGGCAGAGCAATTAAAAATTATTCGACAACTGGAACTACTAACTCAGGACACACTTTAACGACTTCACAAGTAACTGGAGAATCCTTAGGTAATGGTCTTGCAACCATTGTTGCTAGAGATATCATTCTGAATGGATCTTCTGCTTCTGCTGTGCTGGCTGCTTCTGATAGATTTGTAGCGAATGGTCATGGTTTTACTACTGGTGATAGAGTAATCTATCAGGTATGGGGTAACGGAAGACAAATTAATGGTCTTGTTTCAGGAAGACAGTATTTTGTCAATAACTCAGTAAACTCGGTAACTACTCGTGGTGGTGCTCCCAATACTGGTTCACAACCAAACCAATTCTCTTTACACAATACTTGGGTTGGTGCTTATACAAACACTGATATTGTTGATATTCTTGGAGTTGGTACTAGCACACTTCACCAGTTCAAAGTAACCAACCCAACACTCAGAGGTACTACCTTCAAGGGTGATTGGAACGCATCTGATAGTTATGTGTACGGTGATGTAGTATTATTCAGAAATAGTTACTACATGTCAGTTTCTGGTGCTACTCCTCCTGGATCAACTACATTCGTTGCAAATACTAACCAACAACCAGTAAGAGATACTGATGGATACGCAAACCTGAACTGGATGCTTCTTCCACCATTACCTTCATATACAACTAAATTCCTAGCTCAATATAGAGGAGGAGATACAGTTAAATTATCTGGTCAGATGCCAGTTAAAACTTTAATTTTCTCTGGGTCGGGTGCAGTTAATGCAACTACTGGTATCTTTACAATCACTAATCACGGTTTATCAACTGGTGATGCATTGATTTATAAATTAGATGCTGCGGGTGGATTACATCAAGGAACGAATGGTGGTTGGTCGCAATATGTAAATGATGCTAATAGAGTGCAACAACCATATGGTACTATGACACACAATACCATATATTATGTAAACGTTATTGATCCAAGTACCTTCACTATTCACAGTTCCGCATCTGGTGCATTTATTGGTGGATCAACTTCGGGAAGTGGTGTTGATCAAATAATTCCTACTCTTACTGCAACTGGTGTTTCACATAGATTTGAAAAACTAGAAGGTTATGTGTTTGAAATGGGCGTTGTTGCGATTAATAACGATGCTGATATGATTGTTACAGATCCATATCCAACTAGACAAATTGTATTTAATCCACAAACAACTCTTAATACTGTTGCTAATTTAGCAACTCCAGTTGTTTCTATTGAAAGAGATGAGATTTATATTCCTAATCATGGTTTAAACACTGGTGTTAAAGTTTACTACTCTGCTGGTTTTGGTATTGGTAGTGTTTTAGCATCTGCATCGAGTGTTATTGTTGAGGGTGGTACATATTATGTCATTAAAGTTAACGATGATGTAATCCGTTTGGCAACTACACTAAGTAACGCATTGACCATGCAGTTTATTGATATTCAAAGCACTGGAGCAGGATTTAATCATTACTTAGTTGCTGCTACATATTGCTCAAGTTCATACATTCGTTATCAAGGTCCACCTAGCGGTAATGGTTCTCTTGTCTCAGATGGTGTTCTCGCTGGAGCAAACTACTATCTAAACCAAAACGCATCAAACATCCGTGATGGTATTCTTCAAGCAATTCCATTCATCTATGAAACACAAATGTTCGTGAGACCAGATTGCTTGAACCTACACAGATCATTTGATGGTGGTGTTGAAATTTCTGCTGCTAAAGCTCCTGGTGTTAATATTGTGAGACAAACCAGAAGATACTTCCGTTATCAGTCAGGTAAGGGTCTTCAGTATTCTACTGGTATTAACTTCAGTCCTTCAATTGATGTTTCTAGCATCAACCATGATGGAACTCAGTTTGCTACAGTAGTATCTAGAAAACCACATAAACTTGTTGCTGGTAATAAAATCATCATCGAGGATGTAGAAGTAACATCTGGTGTTGCTTCACCATACACCACACCATCTAACGGACAGTTCTTCACTGTTAATAATGTTATCGATGAATTTACTTTCCGTTATGCAACAAATGGTATTCCTGCTGATGTAAATCCTGCTGGATTCCCTGCTCTATTCCTCTATGAGTGGCAAGATGCTGCCGTTCGTGCAGGTATGTATGATGATCAAAATGGTATGTTCTTCGAGTACGATGGTCAAAATCTATATTGTGTAAGAAGAAACGCTACTGCTCAAATGGCAGGAACTATATCTTGTGTATTTAAGAGCAATGCTATCGTAGGAACTGGTACTAAATTTACTAAGCAATTAGTAGTTGGTGATTATGTTGCGATTCGTGGTATGACTTATAAAGTTACTGCAGTTGATTCTGACACTTCTATTCATATTTCACCATCATATAGAGGAACGACAAGATCAAAAATTATTATGTCAAAAGTTAGAGATCTCAAAGTTCCACAATCACAATGGAATATTGATAAGTGTGATGGAAATGGCGTAACTGGATTCAAGCTAGATATTCACCGTCAGCAAATGGCATACATGGATTACTCCTGGTATGGTGCTGGTAAGGTTCGCTTCGGATTCAAGGATCAGGATGGTATCGTAACTTATGTTCACGAATTTATCCACAACAACCACGAAAATGAAGCGTATCTCCGCTCAGGTAACCTACCTGCTCGTTATGAAATTCTAAATGGCGACAACCCAACCTATGCTCCATCACTCTATCACTGGGGTGCTTCGGTAATCATGGATGGTAAGTTTGAGGATGACAAGGCATACCTCTTCACGGTTGCTTCTGGTTCTGTTGGATCTGATACCGTTAATGTTCCTGGAACACTTTCTGGTACTGCAGTTCCAATTCTTTCGATTCGCCTAGCACCATCGGTTGCAAGTTCTCTCGTTGGACCTCTTGGCGAAAGAGACCTTATTAATAGAATGATTCTCAAGATGAATTCTTGCGGTCTTGTTTGCCAACCAAGAGAAGTTAACGGATCGGGAACACAAGTTGCTCTAAGAAATGACGCTACTTCGATTCGTCTGATTCTCAATGGTAACCTATCTCAGTCCGCATACTTCACTAACTACGGTTCTCCTTCGTTATGTCAAATTATCAAGCACACTGGTCAAGCAACGGATACAATCACTGGTGGTGTATCCATCTTTGAATTCCGTGCTGCTGCTGGTGCTTCTATTGCTCAACAATTAGAAGACCTTGTTGAAATGGGTAATAGCATTCTTGGTGGTGACTATGTATATCCAAACGGTCCTGATGTTCTAACTCTTGCAGTTGTAACAACAGCACCTGCCACAATTTCTTCTAACTTCGGTCAAACCCAAGTTACTGCACGTCTCACCTGGACTGAATCACAAGCTTGATTCATTTCCTACATACTTCTTGGAGGGGGGCAACCCCCTCTTTTTTTATAAATATCAATAGGAAACTATTATGGACTGGTAAATGTCAGCATCAAAACCAGCGACAAGAACAGAATTAAAAGATTACTGTTTACGTCAACTTGGTGCTCCTGTTCTTGAAATCAATGTTGATAATCAACAATTAGAAGATAGAATAGACGAAGCATTACAATTTTTCCAAGAACGTCATTTTGACGGCATGGATAAAATGTACCTCAAGCACACATTGACGCAAGCAGAAGTAGATAGATTTAAAAGTAATAATATTTCTCATCCATCATCGGAAGGTGATGTATGGACAGAACGTGGTAACTATTTGGATCTTCCAGATCATATCATTGGAGTAGAAAAAGTATTTGGAGTAACTTCAAGTAGTATTCGTGGCGATCTCTTTGGTATCGAATATCAAATTTTCTTAAATGATTTGTATGCATTTGGTTCAATTGATATTCTAAACTACTATATGGTTAAGTCATATATTGAGACACTTGATATGGTGCTCAATACAGGTGCTCTGATTCGTTTCAGATTCACTAAGAGAGATGGTCGTCTTTATATTGACTACGATCCCCAGATGCTCACAAAAGATAAGATTCTAATTATTGAATGTTATCGAGCACTCGACCCAACAAACCTCACAAAGATTTGGAATGACTTCTGGTTGAAGCGTTATACCACTGCTCTTTTTAAGCGTCAGTGGGGACAAAACTTAATCAAGTTCAATAATGTTCAACTACCTGGCGGTGTTCAATTAAATGGTCGCCAAATTTATGAAGATGCTCTTAGAGAGTTGGAAGATATTGAATCTAAGATGCTCACAGATTACGAACTACCACCACTTGACGCAATCGGATAATGGCAAAGAGTCAATACTTTCCCCAGTATGGGGGAAGAACATCAGAACAAACGTTAGTACAAGATCTTGTAGACGAACAGATTAAACTGTTTGGTCAGGATGTTTATTATGTTCCAAAAACAATGTTAATTGATTCTACAATAGATGATGTTATTCTTCAAAAGTATGAGGATAGTGTTCTTATAGAAATGATGCTGATTAATGTTGAGGGTTTTGGTGGATCAAGTTCTGTTGCAATGTCTAAATTTGGTCTCACCTTGAGTGATGAAATTACTTATGCAGTTTCTAAAAGACGTTGGATTGACTATGTAGAAACTCAAATCGATACAAGAATTCCCAATGTACCGAATGAAGGTGATCTAATTTATGTTCCAATGACTAAAAATTTATATGAAATTAAATATGTGGAAAGAGAAGTTCCTTTCTATCAGTTAGGAAAAAATTATATTTTTTCTATGACATGTGAACTTATTCAAAACGCAGATAATTATTTCGACACTGGTAATTCAGAAATCGACACTCTTACTCAGGACGCACATGTATTCCCCGTGTACATGAAAACTGGGGGAACTGGTGCTTATATTATTGGCGAAGAAGTAAGACAAACCTATACACCTGTTGGAGGTACTCCTGTAATTACAAAAGCAACAGTTGCTGATTGGAGTCCAACAACTCGCAAGTTAAGATTGACATATATAAATGGTGTATTACAACCAAATTTACCTTTGGTGGGTCAAGATGGTGGTGCTTCTTGGGTAGTAGATAATTTCTCCACAATTGACTTCGATATCGATAATTACGATAACGATAGCAACAAACACTACGAGACAACTGCTGATCCTATTCTTGATTTTACAGAGAAGAATCCATTTGGTGAATATGGAAATATGGGAGGTTCATTCTAATGTTAGGCAATCGTCATTATTATCACGAGATAATTAAAAAAAATGTAAAGGCATTTGGTACGCTTTTCAATAATATTCAAATTGAAAAGAAAGATCCAGAAACAGGTGCTGTCATTCGTCAAGAGAAAGTAGCTCTTGCATATGGTCCTAAGAGTAAATTTCTTGCTCGTCTTGATCAAGATCCAAGCACAGAACGCAAAGTCAATATTACGATGCCACGTATCTCATTTGAGATGACTGATATCACGTATGATGCTGCCAGAAAAACATCACCCATTCAAAAGTATTTAAAGAAAGACGACAACAATAGTGTCAAGGTTCAGTACATGCCTGTGCCTTACAATCTTCGTTTTGAATTAGGAATTCTTTCAAGAAATCAAGATGATGCTCTACAGATTCTTGAACAGAT